AGAGAAAAGAGCCCCGACTCTTCCTTTTCTGTTTTCACCTCAAAACGGAAGCGTAAGTTATGATTAAGGCTGAACTGGTCATAGTTCCTACCGATACCGATTCAAACGGCTCTAATCGGCTCGAATCGGGTTTAACGACGCATTCACGGACGCTTATAGGCTCTCCGACCCCTAGAATCAGCTCAAAACTCAATAATTTACCGTCTAAAGGTCAGGAAGTAATCGAATTCGCCGCTATGTGCGGATTAAAGCTTCTACCCTGGCAGGAATTCTGCTTAATCAATGCGCTTAAAGTTAAACCCGATGGACGGCACGCTTCGCCGCTGGTCTCAATCGTAGCCGCTCGCCAGAATGGAAAGTCGACGATTATGATCGCGTTAATCCTGACTCGGCTTTTCCTATGGAAAGAGCCGCTACAGCTTGGTTCGGCTCACGTGCTTACGACGTCGCTGGAGACTTTTAGGCATATAGTCTCGATAATCGACGGTAACGAATTCCTAAAGAAGCAAGTAAAGAAGATTCGCTGGGCGCACGGCTCCGAAGAAATCGAAACGGTCGATGGTTGCCGTTATGTCGTAAAAGCGGCGAACGCGGCGGCTCGCGGATTTGCTAAACCCGAAACCGTTTATATGGACGAGACTCGACAGCTCAAAGATACAGAAGCCTGGTCGGCGCTCCGTTATACTCAGATGGCGGCGGATGACCCGCAATTATGGACGTTTTCGAATGCGGGTGATCAGCATAGTTTAATTCTCAATCAGCTTCGCGATCGCGGAATGGCTAGCGCGGCTGGAGCAGATGACGATATAGCTTATTTCGAATGGTCAGCGCCTAACGATAAAATAATGGACGAAGCCAACTGGGTGGCAAGTAATCCAGCGCTCGGCTGGACTATTCACGAAGATAACATAAGAGCCGTTCTCAATGATCCTCCCGATGTAGTAATGACCGAAGTGTTATGTAGATGGGTTAACACAATTAGCGCGGCTATACCTGCAAAAGAGTGGGAAGAATGCGGAGCAGATAATATCGAACTAGACCCAGATAAATTAACCTGGCTGGCTATTGACTTATCGCCAGACCGTCGCGATGGAGCTTTAGTAGGAGCGCAAAAGAATGCCGACGATACTTTTAACATAAAGCTATTACATACCTGGCATAATCCAATTTCGCTAGATGATAGAGCGGTCGCCAATGAGATCGCGCCTTATGCCAGGAAGTATCCGACCGAATATGTAGCATTCTCAAAACGCACGGCTTCGGCGGTTGCTGGTCGATTACAGCCTGCTGGAATTCCCGTTATTGATATTGACGGAGCCGTCTATGGTCAGGCGTGCGATGAATTGCTTTCGGCGATTACTTCGGGTCGACTTCGCCACGGTCGCCAGGAAGAATTTACTAAACAGATTCTTTCAGCCGTTGCGCTTCCCCGTGGAGATGGCGGCTGGGTAATTGGTCGCCGCGCTTCTAGCGCCATAGTCTGCGCTACCGTCGCGGCGGCTTTAGCCACACACTTTGCGACTCGCCCAGAGACAGAGATAGACATTCTAGTCGGTTAAGTGTAAGGCTTTACCTTAGACTTACGGCTATGGGAATTCTTGACGTATTCACGGGCGGCAAAAAAGCCGCGCCAGAGATTAACACTTTTGACGTCGCCGCTTCACTAGCTCCAGTTAATACCACTAACCAATTATTTAATTTCTTTGGTGCTGGCATTACAGCGACAAGAGCTGAAGCTATGTCGATTCCAACTATTGCACGCGCTCGCGGAATTATTACGTCAAGCGTCGCCGCTATTGAATTAGTTGTAAGAGATAAAAATACAGAATTAGAAGTAGACGCTCCGCGCGTTATCAATCAGCCCGATCCGCGAATTCCAGGAAGTGCATTCTATTCCTGGCTTGCAGAGGATTTATTATTCTACGGTTACGGTTATGCGCGCGTTACAGATTTATATCAGGACACGTTTCGCGTTAGATCAATGGAAAGAATATCGCCAGAGCGTGTCGGCGTTGAAACTAATTCGCTTGGAACTGAAATAGAGTATTACACAGTAGACGCTTACACAGTTCCATTACAGGGCGTTGGAAGTTTAGTAGTTTATTACGGAAATGATGAAGGGTTACTCCGAAGAGCTGGTAGAACTTTGCGCGCAGGTGCAGAATTAGAACGTGCGGCGGCGATGTATGCGGCTGAGCCAGTTCCGACAATGGTTCTTAAATCTAATGGCACTTCATTACCTGCCGACCGTATTGCAAAACTTTTAGAATCGTGGGGAAGCGCTAGACGTAATCGCGGAACAGCATTCTTAAACGCCGACGTTACATTAGAGACTTTAGGATTTGATCCAGAGAAGTTACAGTTAAACCAAGCGAGAAGTTATGTCGCCACAGAATTAGCGCGCGCCATAGGTATTCCCGCGTATTACGTTGACGCGGAATCGGGATCATCGATGACGTACTCAAACGCTTCGACGGCGCGCCAGTCATTAGTCGATTTCTCATTATTGCCAATGATGAAAAGTATAGAGTCCAGAATGTCAATGTCGGATTTCGTTCCCGTATCCCAAGAAGTTAAATTTAATTTAGATGAATACTTACGCGGATCAGCATTAGAGCGCGCACAGATTTACGATATCTATAACCGCATTGGCGTACTTAGCGCCGATGAAATCCGAAGAATGGAAGATATGATCCGATGAAACTAACCGTACCGATAACGCTAACCGCTACCAATTCAGAAAAGCGAACCATCTCTGGTCGCGTTCTTACTTGGGGCGAACAAGGCAATACGTCTGCTGGATTAACTTCTTTTATTCAGGATTCAATTAAACCGAAAGCCGTTAAATTAAATCTTGAACACGATGTAACACGTCCAATCGGTCGCGTTGTTGAAATGATTTCAACGCCAGAAGGTTTAGACGCTACATTCAAAATTGCGGAGACGACGGCTGGAACAGACGCACTTATAGAAGCCGCCAGCGGTCTCCGCGACGGTTTTAGTGTCGGCGTTAAAGTCGATGAATGGTCAAATGAAGATGGCGTGTTAGTTATTAAGCAAGGTGAAATGGCAGAGGTCAGCCTTGTTACAAATCCAGCCATAAAGTCGGCGATGGTTAGCGATGTCGCCGCGACTGAAAATTCTGAATCTGAATCAAAAGAATCAGATGCAGAAAATCCAACAACAACCAAACCAGAAGGAGACGAAGTGGAAATCACTCCGACCGTTCCAGAAGCTTCCGCCGAAACGGTTGAAGCCGCTTCACAGAATGTCCAGGCGACTACTCGCCCAGTATTCTTTACCAAGCCACGCAGTCCGATTGTTAATATGGGTTCCTGGGTTGAACATTCAATCAAGGCACAGTTAAATCCTAATTCAGATTCAGCTCTATACGTCAAAGCGGCGACTGATGATCTGGGCAGCACAAACCCAGCTTTCAATCCAACTCGCCAGCTCAATGAAGTTATCAATGGTTTAAGCAACGCAACACGCGGAAACATTGACGCAATTTCTCGCGGCGCCTTACCGGACGCTGGTCTTAGTTTTGAAATTCCTAAAATTAGTGCGATCGCAACTGTCGCAGCCGTTGCAGAATCAGGCGCGGTTTCAAATACTGGGGTTACTAGCTCAATGCTGTCTGTCACTATCAGTCGCTATGCAGGTCGTAACATTCTCACGACAGAAATCATTGAAAGAAGCTCGCCAGATTTCTTTAATGAGTTACTTTCAATTATGGGATCAGCTATGGCGTTAGCACAAACTAAAGCCGTTGGAACAGCCTTACTAGCAGGTGCAACTGCCGATGGAACTCCAACAGCTAATACAGCCGCTGGATTACTTGGTTTTACTTCACGATCTAACTCAGCAATTTACGGATCAACACAAAGATTTGCCAGGTCGTTAATTGTTTCGCCTGATCAATGGTCAAACATTATGGGCTATAACAATTCTGGTCAGCCTTTATTTAATGCTTATCAGCCACAAAACCAAACTGGTTTAGTGAGTGGTCAATCACAAATCGGCGTCGTCGCAGGTTTGAATTTTTATGTGGACAATTCTGGCGTAATTACTGGAACAGGTGATGATTCAATGGTTGTCGTTGAACCTAATTCTTATACTTGGTACGAATCCCCAAATTATCGCCTAGATGTAAATAAGCCGTCAGACGGAACTGTTGAAATTTCCATAAATTCTTATGGTGCAATCGCTACCAAAATTGGCGCGGGCGCTAGGAAATTTAACTTTACCTAAGCCGTAACTAACTAATCATCTATGGGGGTCGCTCCCGATCCCCATAGAGCCGAACTAGAGAGGTGAAGAGATGCCGTCAATTATTACCGCCGCAAGTCTGCGATCTGTATTAGGTGTCTCTTCTTCTCTCTATTCCGACGCTTACTTAGATGAAATAATCGGCTCAGCCGAAGGCGTAATTCTGCCAATGCTTACAGCTAACCAGGCGGCAATCGCAGAAGTTTATTTAACTTCTAACGTCGCTTATTATGTAACACAGCGCCCACACTATTTCGTTGCAGGTCAGACCGTCGTAGCTTCTGGAATAGTTCCGTCGACTTTTAATGGAACGATTACCGTAACCGACGACATTACTAACCCTTATATTTTCTCAGCCGCTTTAGTTAACGCGGATATAATTATTCGCGGAGTAATTCCTGCTGGCGTTGCTTACCTGTCAGGTGCTAACGCTGGAACTTTATACGCGAGCACAGACGCCGTAGAATCTGCCGTAACTATTGTTAGCGTGGAAATCTTCCAATCAATTACTGCCGCTGGTGGTCAAATTGAAGGCGTGGACTTTACGCCGTCGCCTTATCGAATGGGGCGTTCACTTATGAATCGCGTTATCGGATTACTTTCGCCTTACATTGATGTCGAGACTATGGCGATGTAATGCCAACGCCTACCACTATCGCTACAAATGTTCGCGGCACGTTAGCCACCGCTCTGGCTTCGGTCGCCGCCTCAGTTTATGGATCAGTTCCAGAATCAGTAATT